AATGTGTAATCTACTGATAATTTTACACTTTCACTTAAATGACTTAATACATTATATAATGAAGCTGAGTTTGCTCCTTCTAAAAAACTATTGTATGTTTTAAAAGATGAAGGAACTGAATCGTTTAAACGAGTATCTATTCTAAAATTAGGTCCTTTTATAGGAATATTATGATCTTCTATTTCAGGGGTTCCTAAATCTACTATAAATTCTATTGGATCTATAATATCTTCTACTACTCTACAGGTATCTTTTTCTTCTATAGTTGTAGGAAGAGGTTCGTATAGTTTTATTAACATACATTTTTCTTGTATATTATAAGCTATATTAATTCCAACTATATTTACATTTTCACCAAAATTAAGTGTAAAATTATTATCGTAAACACTAATTGCAGGCATCATAGGAATACCTGCTGCTGCTTGGTCTCCCACATCTTGTATATCTAAATCAGAACCATTAGTAATAGCACTTCCATCTATTGTAAAACTCATCGTATTTGCATCTAAATCTAATGCTACTCCTAACCATTTTCCTACTTCACTAGTTCCTAATCCTGCTATGCTAGAACTATTTGTTGCTGATC